CATATAGAACAGACTGACCGTAGTGGTGCTAATGCCAGGCTATTACAAACTATACTAGACAAGACCACCTTACTGATCATGCACAATGCACAGCATGACTTGATGTGGTTGTGGGCCAGTGGGTTTAAGTATGATAGTGAGATATATGACACTATGCTTGCTGAATATATATTACAGCGAGGACAGAAAGAGCCTGTGAGTTTACTGGCCTGTGCTGAACGGAGAAACCTAACCTTTCAGAAAGATGATACATTAAAGAAATACTTTAAAGAAGGATACAACACCAATGAAATACCGCTTAAAGAGCTTACACATTATCTTGGTTGCGACATTGACACTACTGCCGAACTGTTCCTTGCTACTATTACCGAAGGCTTCGCCAAAAGCGAGTCCAACGGAATGGATCGAGTTCGAGACATTACCTTTAAAGTCTGTAAAACCCTTACCAGAATGTACATGTCAGGGTTCAGAGTGGATAGACTCGCCCTTCAAGTAGTTCGTAAAGAGTTTGAACAAGAGAAGACAGACATAGAGGGCAGGCTGTTTACACAGATACGAGAACTTATGGGAGATACCCCAGTCAATCTTAATAGCCCAGAGCAAGTGTCTCAGGTTATATTTAGTAGGAAGGTAATTGATAAGAAAGAATGGGTTGAACTGTTTGATTTTACTAATGATGCGACTGAGTTTAAGGAGGCAGTTGCCGCTAATACTCAGCTACTTAGTAAGACTACAGCGTTTAGTTGTCCTGTTTGTAATGGTGAAGGAAGTAGATACAAGAAGAAGAAGGACGGATCTAACTTTAAGAAAGCAAGCAAGTGTCCCGATTGTTTAAGTAGAGGGTATCAGCTAAAGAAGACTAACAAACTTGCAGGTCTAGGGTTCTCACCGCCAAGTAAAAAATGGGTAAGTGCAAACGGTTTTAGTACAGGTAAAGATAACTTAGACACACTTATATCTATAGCTAATACAAAACGCATGACATCAGCCATACAATTCTTACAAGATGTAAAACGATTGTCGGCTGTTACTACATACCTATCATCATTTGTTGAGGGCATAAGTAACTACACAAAAGAGGATGGGTTCCTTCACGTTGGTCTAACTCAGCATATAACATCTACTGGTAGGTTCAGCGGTCGCAATCCTAATATGCAGAACATGCCTAGAGGTGGTACGTTTCCAGTGAAGCGTGTCTTTGTATCTCGATGGCAGGGCGGTCACATACTAGAGGCAGACTTTGCACAGCTAGAGTTTCGTGTTGCCGCATATCTTTCTCAGGATGAGGTGGCTATGAAGGAGATAGCTACAGGGTTTGATGTGCATAGTTATACAGCTAAAGTTATCAGCGATGCGGGGCAACCAACAACACGACAGGTAGCGAAGGGCCATACGTTTGCCCCTCTCTTCGGTGCAAGTGGCTATGGTAGAAGCAGAGCTGAAGCGGCATACTATAAGCACTTTACTGAGAAGTACCAAGGTATAGCTGCGTGGCACAAGAAGTTGGGCAATGAAGCGATGCGACATGGTAAGATAACTACACCATCAGGTCGCCAGTATGCTTTCCCTAATGTTGAGCGTAGACAGAATGGAACGCCCACACACTTTACTATGATAAAAAACTATCCAGTCCAAGGTTTTGCTACAGGAGATATTGTACCTGTTGTACTACTAGAGATGGATGAAAGACTAAAGCCGTTACAGTCTTGTTTAGTCAACACAGTACACGACTCAACAGTAATTGATGTACATCCAAAGGAGAAAAACTATGTGATACAAATTATTATGGATATGAATAATGATCTTGACCAGATTATCGAAGAAGCCTATGATGTAAAAATGAATGTGCCAATGCTATTAGAAGCAAAGATTGGCCCAAATTGGCTTGACACAGAAGACATTGTGTGTATAACTTAAGACTCTTTTTAACCCTACAGAGGTAAACATTATGAATACAAGTATTTCAATTATAAACGATGACGACTCCGCTTTACTGGAGGAACTTTATGGAAGTTCTAATTCAGCGAGTGGTAAGACCCAAGACTCTAAGCTAGGTGTACTTAAGCTAGTACAAACCGCTAAGATGGGAGATATGGAAGTAGCAGGTAAAATACATAAAACTGAAGTTATTCCTGCAGGAGCTTATGAACTATATTTAAATAAAGAAAAAGTATATTGTATTAACCCACGTATTCGCTACTTGGGCAGAAAAAGTCTTTGGACTTACTGGGATGCAGATGAAAATACTATGCAAAGATCTCTACTGGCGGATAACCTTAATGGCGACCTAAAAGATACAATGGGTACATTTAATGTAGGCCGTATGCCTTACGTAAAGGATTGGAAGAAGTTATCTACTGCAGACCAAGCATACCAGAGAGGAAGAAAACGAACGCTACTAATGATGGGTATTATAGATTCGGATGGCGCGTGTATGGATGAAAATGGTAGTCCTGTGGAAGGACTAAAGCATATTCCGTTTACCATGGAGATTACTAACTTTGATAGTATAAAAGGCTTGGACGAAGTTATTGGTAAAATCAACAAGAAGTATAATTGTACAAAAGGTAATGTTGTAGATATACACCTTGGCTCTGAACGGCACGAAGGTTCCCTACCATATTCTACAATGCTCTTCTCTATTAAAAAGGATGCATTACCCGAAACACTTGCTGAGTTTATCAGTAGAGAACGGGACACATTAATCAGCTTTAGTGACTGGACTAAGATGAGAAATACCTACGTCACTGACCAGTGGTCAAGGCACAATAAGGAAGAACTAAATAGCGAAGAGGAAACATTAGTTTCGCAGTTAGTTAATATTGAAGGGGCGGCTATATAATGGCACATGAAAAGGAATTATTTATTGATTCTTTTATCGAGGAAGCACTGGCAGGCAGAGCAAACTTCTCTGAGGATATTATAGATCAAGTTGCTACGGATGTTAAAGACGCATTTAAACAGCAACTAACCAGTGGTCCCCGTGGTGACTTTAGACTTAGGATGTCAAACATAGGCCGTCCTAAGTGCCAACTTTGGTTTGAAAAGAATAGCCCCGAAGACAAAGAACCTTTCAAACATAACTTCTTAATTAATATGTTGTTTGGTGGGATAATTGAAGCAGTGTTTAAGGGGGTACTTAGAGCCGCAGGTGTTCCCTTTAAGGATAACGATAAGGTAACATTAGACTTAGGTAATGGAACTAAAGTTAAAGGGGAGTATGACTTAGTATTAGACAATAGAGTTGATGACGTAAAATCAACTACTCCTTATGGCTACGATAAAAAGTTCTCTAGCTTCTATGACCTAAGCAGTTCAGATGACTTTGGCTACGTATCTCAGCTTGCAGGGTATGCCACAGCATCAGGCCACGAGGTTGGTGGTTGGTGGATCATAAACAAACAAGATGGTAGATACAAATATCTTTCGGCAACGGAGGAGATGGACGTACCTGCTGAACTTGAAAAGATGAGGGCTACTGCAGATTATCTAAATAATGATATGCCCTTTGAAAGATGCTTTGAACCCGTACCCGAAACGTTTAGTAGAAAACTAACAGGAAATGTAGTGCTACATAAAACGTGTGGGTTTTGTTCATACAAAAAGAAATGCTGGCCTGAATTACAGATTAGGGACTCTTTGTTATCTAAAGCAAAAGTAAAACCAGTAGCATACTACATAGAAATAAATTCACATAAAGAGGCAGCATAATGGTAAAGATGACAATCGAAGGCACAGACTACGACACAGATAATATGACTGATGAACAAAAAAGTTTGGCTGCGTCCGTACACAGAGGACAAACTACAGCCAACGAATTAGAAGCAGAATTAGTTCCTCTTTCGAACAGTGTGCAGTCTAAAAACCACGCATTACAGTGCGTTAATGCAATAGGAAGAATCCAAACTAATGAATTAAAGGATCTCCTATCAGATGGTAAAAAAGAATAATAGTAAACGTAGACACAATTCTCGACGCTACAGAAGTGGCTTAGAAGAAACACTTGCTGACTACTTAACTCATCACCAAAAAGAAGTACGTTACGAACTACTGAAGGTCCAATGGGAGGATCTTCGGTATCGTACCTACACACCTGACTT